TGTCCGCTGGTCAAAATTAACACGAAATGGAAAATGTAGTAACCAAAGGGGCAAAATCGGCAGATCCAATGCCAAAAATTGCTCTATCAACTCCCGGTCAAGCATCAGTTGAAGATTTAGGAGGCCCTACTCCTGAAAATTCAAAACCTGATGATGATTCTAATAAGTTGAAAACACCCGGAACAACCTTAAAACAGGTTAAGGATATTGTCTCTAAAGGTGCAAAACCTGCAGATCCAATGCCAGCGGGCATGAAGGAAGAAGATGAATCTTCCGAAGGCGAAGTTGTCGCTGAAGATGAAGCAAAGACTGATGAGGTAGTTTCTGAAGAAGAAACAACTGAAGTTGAGGAAACTCAAGAAGTCGTTGCTGAAGAAGAAACAACTGAAGAAACTGAAGAAGTTATTGCTGAAGAAGAGATTGATGTCGAAGCAGATGTCAACGCACTTCTAGAAGGCGAAGAACTTTCAGAAGAATTTCAAAACAAAGCAAGAACAATCTTTGAAGCAGCAATCAAGTCTAAACTTGCTGATGTTAAAGAGAGCGTTCAAGCTCAATACGAAGAGCAACTCGTTGAAGAAGTTGCTGCTATTAAAACTGAACTTGAAGAAAGAGTCGATGCATACCTTGAGTATGTGTCTGACGAATGGATCGCAGACAATCAAATTGCTGTCGAATCCGGTCTCAAGACAGAGATGACTGATTCATTCTTAACTGGAATGAAGAGTCTTTTTGAAGAACATTATGTAACAATCCCTGAAGAAAAATATGATGTGCTAGAAAGCATGGTAGATAAACTTGATGAAATGGAAGGTAAACTCAATGAGCAAATCGAAAAGAATGTTGCTCTAAACAGGAGATTAGCCGAGTCCTCTGCAGATGTAGTCTTTGGTGAAGTAACCGAAGGATTAGCATCAACACAGAAGGAAAAACTTGCAACCCTTGTAGAAAAAGTTGAGTTTGAAAGTGAGTCAGACTATCGTGAGAAACTAGTAACACTTAAGGAATCTTATTTCCCAAGTAATGCTGGATCTCAAAGAGACAAGTCGGAGAATTTATCTGAAGAGACAAACACTCCAACCTATCAGGATATATCCAGTTCAATGGAACATTATCTTCAGACATTAAACCGTGTGTCTAAAAAGTGATTTTTACATTATACATTCAAACAAACTTTAAAAAAGGTAACTTTTAAATGCAAGCCCCTATTAATCAGGAAGCTCTTGTAGAAAAGTGGGCCCCGCTTCTGGACTATGATGGACTAGATCCAATCAAAGACAACCACAGAAGAATGGTCACAGCAGTTCTTTTAGAGAACCAAGAGCAAACACAACGCGAAGAGCGTGAATTCTTATCTGAGCAACCTACAGTAACAACCGGTTCATCTGGTGCAACTGCTGGTTTCTCTGCTGGCGCAACAGCTGCCGGCCCAGTTGCTGGTTTCGACCCAGTACTTATAAGTCTTATCCGTCGTTCTATGCCAAACTTGGTCGCTTATGACCTAGCTGGTGTACAACCAATGAATGGCCCAACAGGACTTATTTTCGCAATGAGATCCAGATTCACTAACCAAAGTGGAACTGAGGCATTGTTCAACGAACCAGACACAGCATTCTCTGCACAGCACCCTGACGGTGGCGCAGATATATCTGCTGGTTATACACAGAACGAAGGTGCTACAACTAACGCAACAGTTGGTTTCGGTACAACAGGTGGTGTACAAGCAACAAACCCTGCTGCCTTAAACCCAGAAAGTGGTCAAGGTGCAGCAACATACCCAGTTGGTCGTGGTATGGATACAGAAGACGCTGAAGCACTAGGTGAATCAGGTCAACTGTTCAACGAGATGGCATTCTCAATCGAGAAAGTCACCGTTACAGCGAAATCCAGAGCACTAAAGGCAGAGTACAGTTTAGAACTTGCTCAAGATCTTAAGGCAATTCATGGATTGAATGCTGAAGCAGAACTAGCAAATATCCTTTCAACAGAGATACTTGCTGAAATCAACAGAGAAGTTATTAGAACTATCTACAAGGTTGCTGAGTCTGGAGCACAGACTAATGTGGCAACTGCCGGTGCGTTCGACTTAGATACTGACAGCAACGGTCGTTGGTCAGTTGAGAAGTTCAAAGGACTTATCTTCCAAATCGAGAGAGATGCTAACGCTATAGCACAAAGAACTCGTCGTGGAAAGGGTAACATGATCCTCTGCTCTGCTGATGTTGCATCTGCACTCACAATGGCAGGAGTTCTAGATTACACTCCAGCACTTAATGCTAACCTTAATGTTGATGATACAGGCAATACATTTGCTGGTATACTTCAAGGTAAGTACAGAGTGTACATTGACCCATTTGCTGCAAACTTAGCTGCTGATCAGTACTATGTTGTAGGATACAAAGGTTCTTCACCTTACGATGCAGGACTATTCTACTGCCCATATGTACCACTTCAGATGGTTAGAGCAGTTGGTCAGGATACATTCCAACCAAAAATTGGTTTCAAAACCAGATATGGTATGGTTGCTAACCCATTTGCTGAAGGAACAACTCAAGGTCTTGGTAGACTTTCTGTTAACGCTAACCGTTACTACAGAAGAGTTAAAGTTCAAAACCTAATGTAAGCAAGACGCTTATATTTCTTCAAAAGACTCCTTCGGGGGTCTTTTTTATTGTCAAGATTTCCTAACAATAAATAATTGTTACAGGAGGTAAAGACAAATGTTACACATCAATGTAAATTGGGAACGACCAGAAGTTCCAGAATATGACGAAGATATCCATAATCCAGAGAGGGTCTTTGCTCTCCTGTGTTATAGAGGAGTTCATTATGCCAAATGGGTATACCTAGATGTTTTCAGCATTGCAAATTGGGATCTAAATAATCCTAGAAAAGGAGAAAAGAATGCGTAGAGTGATTTTGAGTTTGATTTTATTTGTGATCACATTTGTGGCTTCACCGGCACATGCAAATCATTTACCAGTGATGTATGTACAAGTACCACAATGGGCAGATGACTGGGCAGTTTGTGCTGTAGACATACCTGATGCTAAGTGTCATTGGTATGTCATGGCACCTGACAATACATTTGGTGAAGGATTTGATTGGGAAAGTGCTCCTTGGTTTGATGCAAATGGTTTAAATGATATTGCACCAATGCAAGCACAAACTGTTGTACAAAAGATTCAAAATAGTCAGTAGGTATAAACTCGTAGGCATAAATTTTTGTTACTAAGTATCAGTGAATACAGACCTACTTTGTCTAAATAATTATGTCATTGCGGAGAGAACAATGCACTAAAAACCCCTTTTGTTATGGGTAGAATAGTAGTCATCAACAGGTCAGGTAATGCACAATTTAATTTCATACAATCAGTTGTCTAGTTCCAAATATGAATCTAGGAACGATTTAGTCGAGGAATACTACGAGTGTTTGATCGAATGTGACGATAATCAAAATACATGTAAACGCATTTGTAGAGAGGTATTTGCATAATGCACTAAAGGTTTGAAAGAAGGGAGGGCAACCTCCCTTTTTTTGTCTTCGTATAAATACCTATATGAATGATAGAAAAGCAACTAAATTAATCCTTAAACGAGCAAAAAAGAATCCATTTTTATACTCGAAAGGGGAGATTATGTACGCAAAAAAAGTTAAAAATCAATTGAAGAACGATGCCTTATCACATCAAGAAACCAAGTCAACTTAATTCATCTGTAGATGTTTACTACATGGGTGATAAAAGATGGTCTGACACATACAGTGAAAGAAAGCAGTACACAAATAATCCAACATACCTAACTACAAACTCAGACGGAAAGAACGGTGGTTGGGAAGGATTCACTGTCGTTACCGAATAACTAAATACTTAAAAATAATAGTGCCATGAAACCATCACCTAGACAATTAAAGGAAGCACATAAGGCCTACGAAAAGATTGTAGACTATCTTATTGCAGAAAATTATGCAGTAAGTAAGACTGATGCCGACACCATTATTGGTGGTATGAGTGAAGAATGGTATTATATGATTCTGAATGACTAATGAAAAACCTAGATAAGTTTCTAGAAGAGGCACAATCTCCAAAGTGCCCTAAAGGACATAGATTCGATACGAAACTTCAAAGTTGTGTACCAACAAAGAAATACCCATATTATCCCGGTCTTGGTGGGAGACATTATCGTGGTGGAGATAATCGCTCTGATAGTGGTAATGGTAATGGCAACGGTAATGGAAATGGTAACGGAAATGGCAATGGTGGTAATGGAAATGGTGGCAATGGCGGTGGAAACGGTGGCGGTAATGGTGGTGGAGGCAATGGAGGAGGTGGAGAATGAAAACACTTCAACAATTTTTAGAGTCCTCTAATCCAAGAATTGCCAGAAAAAAAGGACAACCCGCAAAATCTAAAAAACATTCAGACTTATATACAGATGAAGATCCAAAGGGAACAATACATGGACTTGGATTCAAAGATGAATCAACATCAAGATCCAGTGTTGCAAAGATTAAGAAATCAAGTAGATCACATGCTCACAAAATTCAGGCAGCCATCGCAATGGAGCAGAGAGCAAGGGTGATGGGTAAAACTGCAGAAGCAGCAATTTATCGCAAATTTATTAATTCCATGAAAAAGAAAACTAAGAAATGACTTCTTCAAATCGTGGCCCACTTTCAGGGCAAATAGGTAATCGTAATTTTCTCTCACCAGTTGGGTTTAAGTTTTCTCTTGCAAAATTTCCAAAGATTGATTTCTTCTGTAACTCTGCATCGATACCAGAGATAAACTTAGGAACATATCAACAACCATCCTACCTAAAGAACATAGATGTTCCCGGTGAAAAACTAACTTATGGTGATTTAGACATTCGTTTTCTTGTTGATGAGAA